ACTCAAACACCGAGTAGAAGTGCCAACGAAAGCAAGTATGGAGCAGAAGAAAGCCAACAAGATTATGGCTATGAGGTTTGCTAAGGCTGGCTATGGTTGGGACTTAAGACAGAGGCAGTGCATTTATAAATTGTTCACAAAAGAAAGTCGCTTTGATAATTATGCAAACAATAAACACTCAACCGCATTTGGTATCGGACAACTTCTTAATGAGCAAAGTACAGACCCCGCAATCCAGATACTCAATGCCTATCGCTACATCAAGCACCGCTACGACACCCCGTGCAGGGCGTGGATGCACAGTGTCAGCAGGAATTGGTATTAGGTGTTAGACCTGAGGGGCACACCCATATTTACTTGTATATGTGGTTGCAAAATGTTTGTAATCACAGTAATGTGGGACGAAGAGACAAGAGAACTTAGTTGGTATGATTTAAAACAGGAATGCAAGGAGTGCAAGGCAATCAGCACTGCACCTACACCTATGGATTGGAGAGATGAATGACAGAAAAAAAGATTGGGAAGTCTTGGTTTTATTGGGGTAAGACAAATGGATTTGGTATTGGATTTCAGATTAGCAAATACAACTTTGACCTGACCCTAGGGTTTTGGTATCTAGGCTTGGAGTTTTAATGCCAACATATGAGTATCGCTGCCGTAAGTGTCATTCACTTATAGTCTTAAGTCGTAAGGCAGAGGAACGGGATGAGGAAGTTAGTTGCCCTTGTGGGCAGGTATCAAGTAGGATATATTCAACACCAGCAGTTCAGTTCAAAGGGACTGGATTTTATTCGACAGGGGGATAGATAATGTGTGAAATATGTGAGGGCGGTGGTTGTTCAGTATGCTTTAAGACAGAGAGCAACGAGCCACAGTTTGCAAGCGGAAAAGAAATAGAAGAGTTCTTTGATAATTATTCAGAGGGAATGTATGTAGACCCAGCAGAGGCTAGTCTTCCTGAGGAGCAGGTTGCTCATCCTCATCACGAAATGGTTTGAATCCACCAATCTTGTTAATCAGTTTCTTGATTGCCCGCTTGTGACGCATACGTGCGGTGTCTTCAGAACCTAAGCCTAGTTGAGTTGCAATATCTCCGAAGTCCATTGACTCTACATAACGCAAGAACAATAACTTCCTATCGTCTTGGTGTAATTTCCAGAAGCCAAGGTCAACTTCAATCATCATAGCCATAAGGTTTCCACCCTCACTTGGTGCAGAGGGACGAGCAGGGCCACCGAGATTTAGTTTATGTGTCACACCGAACTCACCTCTTAAGACAGGAGGGAGCAAGGCCTCAACCATATCTGATTCATAGAAGAACAAGTCACTGGTCTCATAGCCACCAGACTTAGCCTTCCACTGCTGGCAATAATCTAGTGCCTGATTACGCAGACTACGATAGATAAGATTCTTTGCATCCTTATCTCCGATTGCTTCCCAAGTATCTAACTTATTGGGGTGCTCAAGAAACCATTGATAGAGAATCTGTCTTAAGTCTTGAGGTTCAATGTCTTGAAACTTGCGTGAGTATTCAGAGGCAACAGCATCTACAATATATTTCCAAGGTTCGATACGTTCCCAGCCGATACTCATTTAATTTTATACCCCGCAGTCGTAGGTAGGAAGGTAACTTCCTTCATCATCTTGGATTTATTAGCAAACTCAGTAGTAACTGGTAGCCACTTCTCTTCCCACACCAAGTTCTCCACATCTGATAAAAGAAAAGACCAAACTCCATCAGGGGTAGAGTTAATATACCACGCCTTAAGACCTAACTCATTAGCCTGACCGACCAAGAAGTCATACTTTTTCTTTTCCAAAAGCAAGGTATCGTAGTGAGTGTTACGAGACTTGAGTTCTATAAACATACCGAACTTGTGCGTCACACAATCAAAGCCATCGTATTCATTTTGTGAGTGCTCTAAGTCTGGCATTTGTGACTTAAGCCAGAGGAACAACTCTTGTTCTTTCACTCTTCCCACTGTCCCCTTAGAACAAGGAGCCCGATGATTGCATAGTTAGCCATATCTTTGAAGGAATCCTCCAGAGATTCGTGGTCAGGGGTAGCCCCACTCTCTACAAGGTTATTAATCCTGGCAAGTTTGTCGTGCATACGCACCCTTAATCCATTGAGTGCCCCACCAGGGGCAAGAGAGATGTTCTTGGGGCCATAGTCTCTATGCTTGCTCAGCAAAAGAGCAGAGAGTTCCTTGACTGTATTAGAAAGATAACCCTCTAGGTGGACTTCTCGTTTAATAGTGGAATACTTAGAGTTACTATCAGGTCTGCGCCCTTCCTCTCCGTCTGTACTATTTTCAAGCCAAGTCCTGTGAGGTATTGGATAATCTGCCATATCTCTTCACTCTCCATCTTCTTCATCGGCTATGTCCTTCTTTAATAGGGCTTCTAAATCTTCATCAAAATGTTGCAGTGCTGACTTGACAATCATATCCTCAACCAGTTCATCTACTAGGTCATAACCATTCTCACTAGCAAAGAGAGTGACGTATGTAGACTGCGTGATTAATTTAATCTGTTCAGGTTCGTTTGCATTGTTATACATAAACCTTAACAAGGAGCCAAGCAACAACTTAAACCCATTGGGTAAAAGATAATACGGGTCGAACTCTTCGTCCTCGTACAGCGTATGGTCTATCAATTGAAAAGAATCATCAAAGGTTTTGTTACACTCATTACAATAATTGTGTGGTGGTTCATCATCGAAGGTCACTTAAACCCAGCCTTTTCTTTTATATATTCTGCTCCGTATTTGACGAAGGCTGAGTTGACATCTTCTCCATCTGGCAATTGCACAATAGTAACGGGGAGTTCCCTAGCCAGTGAGCGTGCGAACTCAGTGCCTGCTTGGTCGCCATCTGCGAAGACGAAGACCCTTTGGAAATCAGATAGAAGTCTCGTATAATGTTTCTTCCAAGAATTAGAACCAGGAACACCGACACAGAAGAAACCCACACAGGAAGAAACAGTAATAGTATCCAGTTCACCTTCGCACACTCCTATAAAATCACCCGCACGTTCGACATCTAGTACGTTATACATTTTAGTTTCAGCACCAGTCATACCCATATACTTTGGTTCAACCGCAGGGTTTAAACTTCTAAATCTTAAGTCAACTACACCAGTCTTAGTGATGTAAGGTATAGACAACCGCCCACTAAAAGATTCGTGCCCTATCTCAGGCTCCGCGACTACGCCTAATTGAGCCAGACGTGCTATCTCCATTGAGATACCTCTGCTTTTTAGGTAATCTTCCGCCTGATAAATGTTTGCCGCGTACCGCTTGGCTGCTGCACCCAGTAATTCCCTCTGCAAAAGTGACTGCTTCACGTACGCTCATCCCTTCTTGTTGCGAAATAATTTGAAGACTGTTACCTTGCACTCCGCAGGCGAAACAGATGAATATGTTATCGTTGAGATTAGCACTTCCAGATTGGTGTGTGTCGGAATGGAAAGGGCACTTGAGATTAACTTGCCCGTTGCCTTGTCGTACGTTTGCTCCGTAGTGGATAAGAACTTCTCTGATACTTGGAAGGTCATTGTCAATGTTTATCACCATATCCCGCTTCTCTTAATAGATGTACTGCATCTTCTAACCTTAGTAAACAAACCCAATCAGGGATTGACTTCTCGCCTTGACCATTAAGTCTTAAGACAACAACACCAAGTGCTTTCTTTTTTCTATCTTTTAATTGTTTAATTGCAGCAGCAGGGTTAAAGCCAGTGCGTGCCTTGACTTCAAAATCTATACCAATACAACCAGTAATATCAGAACCACTACGACCAGCACCTGTAGATTCCGCAAATGGGAATCCGTTGTTAGCAAGGTAGTCAGCCAGGACTTTCTGACTTCGGTATCCTCGATGCTTCCTGCTTTGTGACGGCAACTAAGAGACACTCTTGTCCCTGTGTAGTGCCTTTACTGCTAGGTTTAATCCAGCATTAACGCCATCAAGATACTCATTAGTACTTTCAACTCTAAGTTCTAAAATCTTTTCAATTAACTTTTTGATTTCATTATCAATTGCAAAGACAACAAACTGACGCATCTCTTGAGTCATATCGTCTTCTTCTTCTCTAAGCATTATCCACCGTTCTCTGGTAAGTCTTCCATATACATAAACTCAGGGTTAAATGATAGCCAACAAGTCAGGTTTGCGTTGGCATCGGCACGCCCATATCTATTCTTTACTGGAGCAACTGCCATAGAGGTACCAACCACACCTAGGGTACAGATGAGGGCGGGTAGTTGTGCCACCTTGCCCTGAAGGGCAGAGCGGGGTTGGCAAGGGGTGCCCATAACTGCCTCAGAAGTATGATGAAGAATAATAATTGCAGCATTAGTAGCACGGGCAAGGTACTTCAACTCTTTCATAATGGCACGCATTGAGGCGAACTCTTCGCCACCATCGGTTGCTATATCCATCAGGTTATCTACAAAGACAGCAACAGGAGGACAACCCCAGAGTTCTTCAAAGGCTTGGACTTCTTCATCAATGTCTTGCAATGTGGGACTGGATTCAAAAGACCAGACAATGTGATTTCCCTTAGCCAGGGTGGCTTTCGTCCAACCAATGTCGCTTTCCATTAACTGTTCTACATCTGTTTGATTCTTACCTGAAATCATTGAGGCTAATCTCATAGCCATTGTGTGAGCATTAGTATCTGCTGAGATGTAAAGACTAGGCACCTTCATCTTCAGTGCCAACGCCAGGGCTAGAGTAGATTTACCAACACCTGGGGTTCCTGCCAACATAGAGACTTCTGCTCTACGAAATATAATTTTATTACTTTCAAAAGAACGAAAGACAGAGGGCAATGGTTCTCCGCCTATGTCTGACCTACCAACACTTCTTACTAACGTTCTCATTTTTATCCTGTCTTAAGTTGGAAGAGGAGCAGTCATCTTCCCCTGAATAACTGCCCCTCCACCAATCCTTATTCGAGTGTGCCCTGTATTAGTTTACTGGCTTGCACTGGTCTGCGCCCATCGGCTGCGGGCAGACCCACATTGCGTAAGGCTTGCCCGTTGCTTTGGCTAGACCCGTCTTGTAA